CCAGTTTTATCCATTACAATAGTAAGACCATCGTTTTTAGGATCTTTAACGTATTCAATACAACAAGCAATCATATAAGATAAAGAACCAATTACTGCAAGAGTAACAGATTCATAGATCATGATACCAAAATCTACTTTAGCCATATAAGATTGAACGAATACATCAGAGTTATCTTCTAAGTTATCAATAGCATTTTCGATAACTTTAATAGGAGCTGTATCTTCTTTGTATTGTTCAAAGATGCTAGTAAGTGTTTTAGCACATTCTTTCAATTGATTATATTTAGGAAGGCGAGTAATATCACCACGAGATTTAGGGATATCGCCTTTTTCAACATCATCAATTTTAGCTACAATCATTTGATATAATTTATTTGTAAGGGAAAGCAATACAGTATTTTGTTCTGCTTCATCTAAATTATATAAACGTGTATTTGTTTTGTAGTCAGTGATATCCATATATTCACTAACGATTTGTTTAAATTCTTTTGTCATAACTTCTTCTCCAACTGCACGTTTATTAGGATTATTATTCATTTGATTAGCGGGATTAGCAATATTATTGCTAGGAGTACTGTTCGTATTAGTTGGAGCACTAGGTTTAACCATATTAACAGTAGAGGCTACATTTCCAGCAGGGTTAATTGGTTTTGGATTAGCATCTCCTTCGCCATCATCAAAATTGATATTAGCAGGTTTTACTTCTTTTGGTGGAATATTATTCACAGTACCATTAGATCTTGGAGGATTCATACTATTTGGAGTATTAACAGTACTTGACATATCATCTTCGTTAAAAGGTCTAATGCCAGCTTGATAAGTAATCATTCTAACTATCGTCCTTTCACTAATGTATTAATCATTTTCTTATATTCACCAGCACCTTGTTCTCTTTCAAGACTCATGAAAGAGATAGTTTCAAAGTTCTTAGTACCATCATCGTATAAGAAATCTACCTTTTCATTTACTTCATCAATAACAGCAACCCCAATGAAGTTATAACCTTTCATAACAGAAAGCATAGTAGATGCTTTAGAAAGATCTAAACGGTGATGTTGTTTAATGATTTCTACTTCTGCTTTAGAAATTACTAGCATTGTGATAGCAGCACAAGCAGCATTATCAGCACGAGCAGTAGTATTCATCTTAGCACGGTTAGCACGGATTTCCAACATTTTCCAAATACGAGAATTAGAACCTTTATTGGATTTGGCAACAGCATCAATCTTAGCACGGTCTACGGCAAATAAGAAATCACGGAAGAATTGAATTTCACCAGTAGTAGCACGAATGAAGTTCAATAAACCACGACGATCAGTATTCTTTAATACCAAACGATTCATCATTTCGGAAGAAGAGATGTAATGGATAACACATTTAACACCGATTACTGCAGTATTAACGATTTCATTATCACGACCATCAGCTTGAGTTACAAAGTTGATAATCATTAAGCTAGGAGTAGCTTCATTTGCTTTCTTAATATCAGTAGTAAGAATTTGTTTAGTAATGATATCAGCTTTATCTTTAAGAGTTGCATTCTTATCTTTGATAGTAGCTGCTTTTTCTCTTGGGCTGATAGGATTTCTACGAACAGTAGTAGTTCTTCTATGATGAATAGGATTGCCATCATTACCAGCAGTTTCCCATTCTCTAGATTTCGTACTATCTGTTGTAGTATAAGTATCAGTATCATCAGCTTCAGAGATTTGAGTTGCTTTGTAATCACCAAATACAGTTTTAACTTTGTAATTATTCAAAGATACTGGATTTAGATTTTCAGCAAGAACTTTAACATAGTCTTCATTGTATGCTAAGTCTTCTAGTACAGCTTTTGTAGCTTCTGTAATACGAGCATTATCTAAAGCTGTTGTTTGTACTTCTTCATCTAATTTGTTTGCAAAGTCAATTACATCGTCTACAGTCATATCGCTAAGATCTAAAGAAGATGTAATATTGTTATGGAACTTTTTCAAATAAGATTGAGCACTTTTAGCATCTGTAATTTGGCTAGCTGCAAATAGCATTTGAAACATAGCTACATATTTACGTTCAGCAGCTTTAGCAATCATTTGTGCTTGTTCTACAGATACAGATTCACTGACAAGGACAGGGAATACAGCTGTCAAACCTTTTGCTTCTTTAGCAATGTTTGAATTCATTTTAAAACCTGTAGTATCATTTGTACCTTTTACAGTACCTGTAATACCACGTTTTAATTCATCAAAGTCTAAATCCATTAAGGATAAGACTTTTTTCAAAGGACCCATATCCATTTCAGATAATAGAGTATTATATTCATGCATGAAATATTTCCTCCTGAAAAATATAAAGAGTAATTATATCGATATAATTATCACTGAAGATAATTACGATAATGTCATAGGATTAGCTCATTACAGCCTTGATTAAATACTAGGCTCTCCGACATATGTATAATAAATTTTGTAATTTTTTTGTTTAGGTGGTGAGACAGTGGCCAATAATCCTAGAGATTATATTGAAATAGTACGAGATGATGAATATAGAGAAAAGATTGATTCAACAGCTGATGATGCTACTATGCATATGTGGGGTCGTGCTAATGATGATAATGAAGATATAGTAAAATTGAAATCAGATGTACTATCTCATGAATCTGAGATGAGAAGGACTATGAGGGCAAATGGTATTTATGAACCAGATGATCTCAAGTATTGGACTACATTCTATAGACTCCCAAGAATAGATCCATTTAATCACGTTCAAGGGGCTAGGGAATATGTATTCTTTACCAAACCAGACCTTCCAATATTAAGATATAATGATGGCAGTCCAGATGATAAATCTAAATCAGGTTGGTTATCTAATGAGGCTAGTCAAATTCCATATTTTAATTGGCTATATTCTCATGGCTATCTATATACAGTTTTAGAAAATCTATGTTATGGTGCATCAGATGGTAGTTCTGGTAGATCTTGTCCATTTGTTAGAATTCTTAGTAATAGAAAGACTTCTAATATTGATATTCCAGATATTGCAGTAGATGAATTAGAAACAGCTCAAAATATGTTTGGGTCTAGAATCCTATATCCTAAATCATCTATCAGTTCTGATGAAAACATTGACTTTAGTGTAGAATTTGAAGATACAAGATATTTAGAAATTTATAACTATTTCAAAACTTACGATATAGCTCGTCAATTAGCTTGGTTAGGATTACTACCTCCTAAGAAATCTTATATTATTAATAAGATACTATATTCTCATATGAGCGTATTTAGATTCTTAGTAGACGATGATGGAGAAACTATTATTCATTTCTCTAAATTTACAGGCGTATTTCCTAAATCTATTTCAAGATCTTCATTTAGTGAAATTCCTCAATCTGGACCATTAAAGGTTACTATTGGTTTTAAACTAAGTGGTTTCTTTGAAGATATGGAGCCTAATATCTTAAGTGATTTTAACTCTCTTGTTTCTTTATGGAAAAAAGGAAGTATTACAGAAGCCCCTCCAAATAATGAATCCCCTTTATGGGACGATTATATTGGAATGCCTTCTGGTGAGAATGTTGATTATCCTTATATCGAATTCCCTAAAGAAGCCGATTGGAGAGGTTATAAATTACCATTATTAAAATGGGGCACAGATGAAGCAAGATCTGTTCCTAGATATGCTGGTGATAGTGATACATTAGATCCTCTAAATATTAGAAGAGGAGTAGATGTAAAACCACCATCTTCAAATTAATAAAATGAATATATAGACAGGAGAAGACATGGCATACTATACTACGAATATACTTAGTACTGATATCTATAAAGTAACAGACTTTATAGAAGGTCTTAAAGCTAAGTATATTGATATACCAGAGGATACTCTAGTATTAGGTGTTTATGGTTACCTATCTTCAATCTTTGGTAACTTGGCAGAAAATACTGCTATTATGGCTTCTGAATATTCTATGGAAGCTATTCCTACAAAAGCAAAGTATGAAAGAAACGTAATCTCTCATGCATTGGCTTTAGGTATTAATAGTATTACAGCTAAGCCTGCTCAGATTGAAGTAACCATCAACTTACCAGAATCTCAAATGGTTGCCAATATGAAGAATAACAAATTCGTTATTGATAAAGAATATGTGTTCTATATTGGTGAAACTACAAAATACCCATATGTATTAGATTATGATATAATAGTTACACGTCACCATCTTCCTACTGGTGAGGTTGTATATACTGCAGCATATGAATTGACAGATACGAACAAACTATCTTCTGTTACTAATCCATATTTACCATATCTTGGAGCTGTGAATATCTCTGGTGATAGAATGATCTCTATTAAGACTACTATCAGACAAGTTACTCATACTCAAATCTATAAAAAGATTATTGTAAATAACCCATTAGAAACTAAGATCTTAAATTTCACATTTGAAGATCAATTAGCATATTTCTATGTAATGGTTTCAGAAGAACAAGATGATGGTACTTATAAAGAAGCAGTATATTATGAACCAATCTATGATGGTTTATACGATTATACTACAGATTCTAATAAGAACTTCATCAACTACATGTATCTAGATGAAAAAACAATCCGTTTAAGATTTAATAGAGAAAACCAACCAAGAAGAAATGCTGAAATTACAGTTCATGTATTTACAACTCTTGGTAGTAAATGTAATTTTAAACTAAATCAATATCAAGAACTGATGTCTTATAAGTCTGATAAGTATCCATATATGGGTATGTATTTAGTTCTTATGAGTGCATCAGATTCACAATATGGCGATGATAAACTTACTATTGATGAATTAAAACAAGCAATCCCTGCTGAAGCATTATCTAGAGGATCTATTTCTACTTATACAGATTTAGATAATTTCTTTAACTCACTTCAAAGAGATGATTGTCGTTTATATTTATTAAGAAAAGTTCATAACCAAATTGAGAGATTGTATTATGTATATCTTATGATGAAAGATGGGGATAATATAGTTCCTACTAATACAATCACTACAGATCTTGATGCTGATGTATTCTCTAATAATAATAAAAATAATATGATTATTAGACCAGGCGCTAAGTTCTATGCAGATCCAGTTACTGGAACTATAAAGAATGTAACTGCTGATGATGAGGCTACTATTAATAGCATGGATGATAATGGGTTCTTATATATGAATCCATATTTGATGTGTATCAACAAAAGCCCATTCTATGTGTCATATTATTTGACTCTTGTAAATTATTACAGATCTCTATATTTTGAATATGTAAACAACTCATCTCTTATTCAATTCGTAGCAACTACAGTTCATGCTCATAGAGAATATTATGATGATTATGATACATTTAAGATTGATATGACTTGTTATCAATCCATTGGTACTGATTTCCAATTGGTTAAATATGAAGAAGATGGTGTTACTATTTCTGAATTGAATTTCAAAGTATACGCTGTTTTATATAGAACTGATAGTGAAGGAAATGAGTACCCATTCAAATATCTAGAATCCAATCTATTAAGTTATAACCAAAATGGATATCAATATGATCTCCAATTCAAGTTTAAACTTAATGATATTATTTCTTCTAAAGATACTTATATCTATTCACCAAGTGGTATGCATAATATTAAGAATGGTAAAGATCTAGGTACTTACTTACCGACAAACGTAAAAGTTAAATTCTTCTTTGTTGCTAAAGAAGATAAAGAGTATGGTAAGACTTATGAGATTAATAAAAAGAAAGGAAATCTAGACGATATAATTCCAGGTTTAGATGGATGGAGTTTATTAAACGTATATTCTGCTGGCGATGCTGGTTTGGATATCTTCTATGATTATAGCGACTTCAATAACTCTTATATTGCATTGAGCAAAGATGAAGAAGCTGGTACTTATGGATATAGAATTCATAAGATGCCTGTAGTAAGATATACTTATCTTAATTCTAATGAAAGAATTAATAAGCTAGTAGAAATGATTGATGAACGTAGATTATATATTCAACAAGCTACATTCTTACTAGAAGATTCATTTGGTATTGATTATAAATTCTTTAATACTTATGGACCTTCTAAAATGTACAACATTGATAAAGAATCTAATATTGATAAGATTAACCTCTCTCTTAAATTTGAAATTAAGTTCCAATCTAAAGAAGAAGCTTCTTCTGTATTGGATGATATTACAAATTCGATTAAGGAATATATCGAAGATATGAATAATCTTACAGATCTTCATATGCCTAACCTTATCACTTATATTACAAATATCTATCGTGAACAAATTGTATATATTAAATTCATTGGTTTGAATAACTACGAATCACTACATCAATCCATCTATAAAAATCCTCAATTAGAAGATAATTACTTTAAAGAAACTCAAACTGTACCAGAGTTTATTAATGTAAATACTCTAAGAGATGATAAACCTGATATTACATATAAGATCGTTGAGTAGATATTATGAATAATATTAATAAAAAAGAGAGATTAGAAAGAAAGGGTTCTATCTCTCTTTCTTTTAAATTTGATCTGCAATTATTTGCAGATACAGAGACCCTTTCTGGTGACCCATATTTACCTGATCATAAAGCTCAGAATGATTTTATTGATGACGATACAATTCCAGAAGTAAGTACTAGTAGAACTAGGCATACTAACCCATATACTATTTCTCATATAGATAGAAAATATAAATCATGGGCTACATATATGATGAATATTAAACTAACAGACTTGAATTATTGGTTTAGTAGAATGGGCATAACTGTAATACGAGGTATTCAAGATTGGCCAGGTGATGGTCCTAGAAATGATAGATGGAAGTTTAGTCCACTATATTTCCAAGATCAAACTGGTAGATCAGTATTGTCTGCTGAAAATCAAAATAAAGTAATGCATTATTTTGATAATATAGTATATGTATCATCTGCAGATTATTTTGCTGATGCGTTAAATCTACAATCAAAAGGTGCTACTCGGAGTAATAAAAGCTTTATATCTCTAGCTACTATTGAGAGAATCGTAAAAAATATGAACTTTATGTCTTGTACTTCTATGCAAGGTATGTTCTTTGGAACTGGTGGTGGAATACAGGGATTACAACCAGTTATAGAGCAAACCCTAACATTTGAGAACTTTACTTTCACAAATGGCTCAAGACCTAATATGGATCACATGTTTGAACAGTCTGCATTTAAAGGACTTGTTATTAAATCTAATTTTGTTCCAGGTAGTATGGATTACTTCTTGAAAGACTGTAAGTATTTAGAAACTGTTGATTTAACAAGTGTTGCTACTAATATGATAGCATTAACAAAACTAAGGGAAACCTTTGCTGGTTGTTCTAGATTAAAAGAAGTAAAAGGTACTATTTATCTAGATGGATTGGTATGGAATGCTATTGATAATAATGGAACCAAATTTGATACATTTAAAGATTGTACTGCCCTAGAAAAACCAGTTAAATTTGCAGGATTTAATCTATCCACTTTCTGTAGAGGTAATAGAACCCTATATGATTATTATTGGAATAAATACAGAAATGCTGGAGGGGTTAATCAGGTACAAGCTGCTATAATATCTGAAATTTTAAATATTCCAGTTTCTAAAGTAAGCGTTCAATAATATATTTCATATATCAGATGACATCTTATTGAGGCATTGTTTAGCCCTTTAGAAATAAGATGTGATAACACTTATATAATATTTTGAAAAGAAAGGAGGAGTGCATTCATGGCAGCTCCAAGTATTACTATTATGGACGAATCTGATAGATCTGTCACTAACTGGGACGCTGGTGTCGTTCAAGCTAGTAATGAATCTGCTGTTTTCTCTATATATGTATGGAACAATCGCAATGGCTCTACCGCTATCTCTGATTTAAAAGATGTAACTATTACTGCCCTTGATATTGACGGTTCTTCCAATGGTGAATTAGTTGCTGGTAAATGGGTTCGTGTTAACGTTCCTAAAGTTGATGGTAATGTTACTACATGGACACCTGTTGGCGGTTCTGATGGTAAACACCTTCAAGCTGAAGCAATTACCACAGCTAGTGATTTCACTATCAAAGGAACAGTTAATGATGGTAATAAAAATACTACATCATCTAAACAAAACTACTGTAAAGTGAATTTGAAAGTTGTTGTACCTGTAAATGCTACACCTGGTACTAAAACTTACAAAATTCGTGTTAATGGTTATTATGTATAATAGGAGGTAAATTACATGCCTGCAAATTTGGGTCCAGTAATTACATTATATAATGAAGCCAATACAAGCCCAGTAGACACTTGGTCTGTTGGTACTGTAAAAGCTCAAGAACCTTCTACTCCATTAGTGGTTAATATCTGGAACAACCGTGGTAATGATACTGAAGATCATTCTGACCTTCGTGAATGTACTCTTACTGTTTTAGATGCTAATGGTAATACAGCAAATGAAGACGTAGCTCGTGACAAATGGATCGAAACTAAACTTGCTGCTGATTCCGATTGGTTAAAAATCGGTGGCTCTGGTTCTAGCTTTGTATCTAAAAAGGTTACAGCTAATACAGCTTCTGCTGGTGAAGGCATTTTAAAAGGTACTATGAATAATGGTCGTGTGGAAACAAGTGGTACAAATGTTGCTACTGTATCTTTCCGCGTTAATGCACCTATCAATAGTACTCCTGGTAACAAAACCTTTAAAATCCGTTTAACTGGTTATTACACCTAATAGGAATCAACCCCATCCCATTAAATTGGGATGGGGAATTCCTGTGTTTAAAACAAAAAAAAGAATAAGCTTGAGGAATCTTGCTTATTCTTTTCCAGAGGTCTGATATTACCAAATGCAAATATCAGCCTCTGATTCAGGATCCAAACCTAATGTAGGTTTGAATGGATTGATGTACAAACCGCAAGCAGTATTCATCTTCTTAAACACCTCCTCTCACTTTATTTTATCCTCCTTAAGGTGTTCATAAATATAGTATATAACTGAAATAATATAGTATTTCAGAATAGAAAATTTTATCTCTGATACTGGTTGTGAAAATAAAAAAATAAAGGAAAGCGTGCACTCAATCCTTTATTTTTTTATGGTGTAGAATGTTCCGTATTATACGACCCACCATTAGACGTATCTCTAGTCTTTAGTATAATACGCTCCATGCATCCAGGGAAATCATGGAGATTCATTTTCTACTAATATGCATAACCCTGTCTCTATTCGGCATATTAGTATTGTACCAGTAGATTTCTTTCTCTAGCCTTAATATTAAAATCTACTGGATTATCAAATCCTATTAAGGCCTGGCTCTAGAGTAAGGGCTCTCTAGAGACTCGATAAATGTCTCAATAATAATATATACGCCCTTAACCTTCTATATACTATTATCACTACTATAGTATATAACTGAAATAATACACTTTTACAATTAATGATATCTAATACTAATTATTAATAGAATAATTATTTAAATAAAGGAGACAACAATGTTCGAACGAGTAAGTAAAAAAGAATGGTTAAGAGCTTTAGAAGATTTAAAAACCAATAATCCAGGATTATGGAATTATGTATATGCTAAAGATATTAAAGACGAAGATTATGATATTAATACAGTAGAACTTCCTAGAAGATCTACGCCTTTATCTGCAGGATATGATTTCTATGCTCCATTTGAAATTAATGCAATTCCTGGTTTAAGATATCTACTACCTACAGGTATCAAATGTAAACTAACCAATATTTCTGGAGCTAATGCAGTAGTATTAGAAAACCTAGTATTAAAGATTTATCCTAGATCTTCCTATGGTATGAAATATGGATTTAGATTCATAAATACAATTGGGGTCATCGATAAAGATTTTTATGACAATGAGACTAACGAAGGTCACATTTACGTTGATTTCTCTGTAGAAAACCCTATCAGTATTAAAAAAGGTGATAAATTCTGTCAAGGCATTATTGAAAATTTTTATATCTTCAAAGATGAAATTGAGCCTTTAAATAAAAAAAGAACTGGTGGTATGGGTTCCACTGGTAAATAGATATGGGTTACATTAAGTAATCCTAATTTACTATATGAAGAGGTGATATTACAATGGATGAAAAACAAGCTTTGCTTAAAAAAATAAAAGATGTTTATGCAGCTCCTACTACTAATCCTGCAAACTTCCAAAAGATTCAATCTTTCTATCAAGAAGTAAAGAAAGCTGAAGAGATTACAAACGATATGCGTTTGACTGCTCATAATATGGCTCATGGTTTATTTATAGACTAAGACAAATATATCCCGTATACTCGTAATGAGTATACGGGAATTTATGTGTTTAGATATTAAATAATATAAATTTATTTTCTACTGGTTTGGATTGTTCTAGTTTGATATCTTCTTCTTCATAATATCTAATCTCATCATCCTTCCAAGATTGCATACAAATCTTTCCTTCAAAGTCTGTATTCTTCATAGTAATGATTGTTTTTAATTCCATAGGTTGACCTACAGGAACATCTAAGATTACTTGGAAAGAGAAGTGTTCTGTTTCACAGTTATAACCAATGAAATGATTAGTAACTGTACCAGGAATAGCTTGAGCAACACCAGGAACTGGGATATAATCAAAGGCTGCTTTCTTGTATTGAACTACGTTATGATAATCTGCTTCATCATTTTCAGTAAGACGTAGATATACGTTAATATCTTCATCAGATTCTACAAAGAGTTTAATTTTTCTATCAGCAATATTAATAATACCATCTTTAGTATTGAAGTAGATCTTAGATCCATTACCAATAAGACCAAATTCTTTAATTTCTTCTTTTCGTTCATCTACTTCTTTATTGTAGTTATTATTTACACCCTCATTAGTGAATTCGTAACAAGTGGTATCATCTTCTCTATTTACAAACCATACAAACATTTGAGATGGTACAGGAGATAGATTATGGGATAAGAAATCGTTGCTGGTAAGATTCATTTTTATTCCTCCTAAGTAAGTTATGTATAAAAAATAAAAGATACCAGGTGAATGGGTTTGGTCCCATTCACCATAATATCTTTTGTTGTAGAGAATTTAAGAGTGGAAAATATAAGCAGTAATCAACCTAACCATGTATCCGTTCAGTAATAACTACTGATTGTTTATTATTGAGGCTTTCAGTGTATTTGTGATTGTTATGTGTATGTGTTTGTATTAGAGTATAGTACCCAAAGAAATAATGTTGTGCTTATTCTATGGGTGCACATGAGTCTTTATTGATTCTTGAAGGAGTGAAAGTCTTTAAGGTGGAAAAGACGCAACAAGAATCCCACGTTTTTGAGATAAGTATGAATTTGATTATGCTTATATTTTCCTACTAATTAGTCTAGCTTATATTAATTCTTAAATTCGTTTTTATAACGATCTTCTTCTCTTATGAACTCAGCTACTATTTTTCTTTGATGAGGTTCTGGAGTATTTGTAAATTCTCTAACTTCTGTTTTAAACTCTCTAATAGTTTCATTAATAGGAAAATTGATATTATCAGGGATTCTATTTAAGATATCATTGACTACTCTATCTTTAAAACTCTTTACCCTTTCTTCTACATCTGGGAAGATTTCTTGTTTTGCTATATTATAAATAGCTTTTCCAAATTCTGCGATTTCGTTTTGCATTTCGTTTTTCTCCTTATCTAAAAACTATTGTAGATATATCTCTACCATTATTATAGTATATAGCTATAAACCAGCTTAAACTCTAGTAACATAAAGTAATGGCTTATTCTATTAGCACTCTAGACGGCCAGAGTGTCAGTAGGTAATCCATTATTTAACGCGATGACGATGTTGCTATTGTTAAAGTTGTTTAAATTTTTAAAATTGCCTCTTTGTTTTAATATGTACTTTGTTTTCTTTTTTCGTTGCTAAGATTGTTTCATTTTTGAATGTGCCTTTTTTTTCTTGGGCACATCCTCCTAAGCGAATATAAATATATTTATTTACATAAACACACGTTCGAAAAAATTACCCCTAGAGCTACCACGGCTCTAGGGGTCTCCTTGTGTGTGATTATCGTTTAGCTAATTTGTATTCATAAACAATCAATGCAACGAATAATCTAAAATAGATATCCATAATATCATCGAATCTTACTTCATCTGTGGATCCAGTGAAATTAGTATTACCAATAATACTTTCAAGTTCTTGTAGATCACTGAAATTGAAATTCACATCTTTCAATCTATATTTATTATCTGGTTGTGGAAGAGATCCAGCACTGATAATCTTTTCAAATGTTTCAGTCATAACGCCTACAGGTACAGAACCACCAGCAGCTCCTGGATGACCACCACCATTGAAATACTTATTACTCAATTTACCTAAAGGAACAAGTTCTTTAATTTCTTCATTATCTGTATAGAATGAGAAAGAAAGTTTGGATCTATTATCAATGAATCTAGCAATAATTTTGATATCTTCTCTATTGTCTTCGAATCGTTGAGAGAAACCAAAACCATTTAAACAATGGAATTCTAAGTTTGTATTCTTATCATTTACTTTGTATTCATATACAGGATCAGCAGCTCTAAGTGCTTTCATTTTTAATTGGAATAAAGTATATAGCTTGTAACCATTATGCAAGATTTCTTCCACATCTGGAGTGATGAATGGTTTATTATCTTCATCATCATAATAGTAATTCCCTCTCCAGATATTTTGCCAAGTATTACAATATGGCTCTAATGTTTTAATATCGTTATACCATTGATTTACCCATAATGCTGGTTGATAAGCTTGTGGATATTTTACATCTTGTTTTAAATCATATACAGAGATCAATCCAACTAATGGAGCTTTAGACTTATAGACTTCTAATACTTCGTTAGCATTATTATCTAATTTATATTGCTCTTGAGCCATATCAAAGTTTTCAAGCATTTCTAATACCGAATCTACTGTATCTTTAGAATTAACTGCTTTGATAGAGTTATACAACCAAGCATAAGTTAACCAACAACCGCATTCTCTTGTATCTAAGATATAGGTAAAGTTATTATATTGATTACAAAGAGAAATTGGATTTTGATATAAAGAAGTAATGTGATGATCAATCCATACTACTTTATCATAGTATTTAAGAATTTCTTCTAATTGATTATTCTTAAGAGATAGATCTAGGACAAAAGCAATATTCTTTTTCTTTTCGTATGTAGGATTTTCAACCATACGTTCTATCTCATCAGAGATAAATGTCCCATTGTAGTTGTATCTAATAAAACGGATAGAGGTTTGATTATTGAATCTAATTAATTGATTAATCAAAGACCCAGAAGAATCCCCATCTAAATCTGTATGATGGAATACAGTAATATTACAACGATTTTCAGGAGTAAGATTTACATACATCTTGAGATTTTTTAAAGTATCAGAATCAATAACTTCTGTAAAGTCTTTATCAAAATGGAATAAAGCTACAGGTTCGCCATTGGAATCTTTGATTCGATATTCATTGTATCCATTATAAGTAATAAGGTTTTCTTTATTAGAATATTCTTTTCTAATCTCATCTGCATAATTTTGAATATAATCAAAATTACCAATAGTGTTTTTGAATGATTCTTCCATATATTCTTCTGGATTAAAACAATTACTGATATCGTACATTCTAACACGTCCTCCTATTAAAATTTAAAGTAAAAAATATAGAGTGCCCATTACGAGCACTCTATAATGTCTTGGGATTATTCCCTAGAATTCATATTGGGAAATGTCGATATCTTTAATCAATGTGAATTTGTCATCATTGACTTGTCGCATTTCTTCAATTTCTCTTGTGATATCTTCAGTAGTATATCTCAATAATTTTCTATTACGAGGATCTAATGTAGACTCACCGATTTCAATATCATTTAAGGAACCCAAACCTTTTGCACGTTCTATATTCTTAGGTTCAGATTTTCTAAACGTACTGATCAATTGATATAAACCAATCTTATGACCATTCAAGATATATCGTTTTTCAGATTTGTCTAAATAGCCGATCAATACAGCACATGCATTTAGTAATTGTTCATTAAAGATGATTGTGTGTTCTCTATCACCATTAATACCATTTACAAGGCCATTAAGTAATACAACATCTCCTTTTTTCTCAATCTTGAGATATTTGTATTTCTTACTAATCAATTTCTTGAATTCACTGAACTTATTGAATGCTTCGTTTCTTAATAGCAATAAATCTTCTAATAAGATAGGATCAATCATATAGTTATTGGCAATGCGTTCGACATAAAAATCGTAGTTGTTATTATTAATGATAAGTGAAGAGATCTCACTCTTAGTGAATTCTTTCTTCGTCTTTTGATGTACAACTTTATTAGCCTTTACGAACTCATCCCTCACATATTGAGTGAAGTCATCTTTATCAATGAAATACTTCCATTTCTTAGTACCCTTATCTACATGATATAATGGAGATAATACAGCATATACTCTTCCTTCTTCAATCAAAGGACGGCAGTATACTAATAAGAACTTAAGGATTAGTGTTCTAATATGGAAACCATCATAATCGGCATCGGCTAAGATAATAACTTTGTCATATTTACAATTGGAAATATCAAAATTCTTACCATATCCGCAACCCAAGATAGCTAGAATAGATTGAACTTCTTCATTCTTTAAGAACTCTTCTCTAGATTTAGAGAATGCATTTGGCATCTTACCACGAATTGGGAAGATAGCTTGATATTCATTACGAGAAGTTTGACATGGAGAAGCAGCTGATAGCCCTTCTACAATAAACAACTCTAAATGATCTTTCTTCTCTGCTTTTACAAATCCCTTAGGAGTACCAGAGATTGTATTCGTTTTATACTTCTTAGAGATATTTATCTTTTCTTTATCTGCTTTAGTACGAGCAGTTGCTACGTCTTTTAAGAAGTTACATAACTTTTGCAAATCATCTGGATTCTTCTTAGACCAATCTTGAAGAGCTTTAAAAGTGATATCCCTAACAAATGGTGTTAGTTCTTCTGTCTTGCAAACATTCTTTGCTTGACCATCAAACATGACGTCCATATGAGCAGCCGCTACAATACCAACCAAACCAGTTAGTACGTCAGTATTATTAACTTCTAATTTCTTTTTGCTATTGGCTAAGAATATCTTATTCATATAACCTTTAAAGAAATCACATACACCTTTAAAGTAACCAATAGATGGAGTAGATAGTTGAGTATTTACTGGAGAAGTATTTGCAAATGTCATTACATCTGGACCAGCATTTACATTAGCTACATAAGTCATAGCTACTTCTACTTTCATCCTACCAGTATCATAACCAAAGATAATTGGCTTGATCATAGGCTTATCTGTTTTATTGATAAGGTATGTAAGAACGCCATCTTTGTTTACTAGATGATCTTTAAATACAGTACCATCTTTAAGATAACCAGTATAGAATACTTCAGCACCAGGTTTCAATAATGGAACAATATTAGATACTAGCCGATAAATATCTTTACTAGTCAAAGTAATTCTACCCATAATAGAAAAGTCTGGTTCAAAGTCTACTACAGTACCTTGAGCCCCTGCTGGATATTTAATTTCTTTAGGCATAAAGATTTCTTTACCATCAGGACCTTTCTTACCAGTACCATATTTCTTTAAAGGTTCACCTTCAGAGAATTCTATTTGATAAGCTTTACCTAATCGATAGGTCGTTACTGTAAATCTAGAAGATACAGCATTAGTACATTTAGAACCTACGCCATGCAAACCAGATGGATATTCACCTTCGTGTTTTTCATAGTTTGTAGAAGTATGCTCTCTACTAAATACACGAACAATGTCTTCTGCTGGAATACCACGACCATTATCCATTACAACGGTTCTAAGACTATCTTCATAGAATTCGATCCATACTTTATCACATGGCGAAACGCGTCTATTCAATTCATCTGTAGCATTTTGAAATACTTCTCGAATCGCATTCAACTGACCTTCATTACCAGTGGAAGATAGATATTGACCTGGATTCTTTCGTACTGACTTAGCAAAAGATTCTAGACTTTTAATCTTTTTAGAATAGTCTTTGATATTAGCTGTCATCTCTTTTGAGAGATGAGAATTATTTGGAATCTTCATTCCATTTCTCCTTTCATTCTATAATTAAGAATACTATCTTGTTATATATAGCTTCCATAATTATAGTATACAATTACCATAGTATTTACCTAGTATGGACGTACAGCGGCTACAGCATACGTTACTATATTTTGTATATCTTCAGATTCTTTTAAGTCATTAATGAATTCTACATAAGATGGTAATTTGAATTTCTTATTCTTAACACCACCATCATAATACTCATGAGTATAGCGTTTAATGATAAAATCATATACTTTTCGCAATTGAGTATATTCTATACCAGCATCTTCTGATACTAAAGATATGATCAAATCTATTTCATGAGGAGTGTATTCTGATAAGGAAATAAAATATCTATCCTCATTAAAATGAGATCTATTATCTTGTGGAAATACTGATGCTAAAATAATAGCATGGATTAATGTTTCTCTATAAGAATGCTGAGTTTTAAATTTAGCAACTTGCTGTTTTATTTCTAGAAACAATTCTGAAGTGGTCATACTAGTGGTACTAACCTTATTGGTGTTTAAGTCGAAATATTCTCTTTTAAGCATTATAATTTCACCTCATAAGCCATGATTAGAAGAAAAAATAATGGATTATTTCATCCATTATTTCTTAGTCCATCTAGATATTATTAATAATATCTAGAATAGACTGTTTTATTTGATCTTGAAATGATGTTGAAGCATCTTTTCATATGCTTCTTTTTCTTCTAGATCAAAAGAGATCAAGGTTGCATCTAATAGAATATTATATGCTCCCTTTTTGCTGAATATGTATTTTACATTTTCAGCCACGTCCTGAATAGTTACATAAGAACCATTCAAGACAGATTTGGATAGTGCGAAAAGTGTCACAATCGACACTTCCATTTCAGCACCATTTTTAGTTAGATATCTCATGCTATACCTCCTTAATAATACACTGATATCATTATTATAGTATATAACTGAAATATCCATACTTTGTCAAAAAAGAAGAGAGTAATTCCTCTTCTTTTATTAGTCGTATACATCCTCAGGAGTAACTCCTAAGTCTGCCATTTCTCTCCAGAAATCACGTTCTTCACGAATCTTTTCTTCTTGCCATTCTTCATTAGCTCTGCATAATCTATCAATGTATTCTGGATTTGCAAAGAAACCGTGTAAGTCATTTAAAGCTTTTGCCATTTCTAAACAAAGTAATCTGAAAGAATCTGTTTTATCAATATTTCTCATAAATTGATCATTAATACCAGTACCTAATTCTAAGAAGGCTTTGGCTAAAATTAGTAAACAGTATGGATCCTTTTCAAGATGGTCAATAATAGCATCTGGAAAATTAAGCAATGTTCTTTCTAAATAATAATAGTTGAATTTATCTTTCCCATATTTGAATTTTATATCATTTACAAAGAATTCAATAATCTTTTCTTCTTTATTAACTAAGAAACCAACTTTACCTTCAGTACCTTCATTATAACTGAATTCTCCAGAGTTTGCTCCTTCTAAAAATGCTTTACAAGCATCATTGAATTTTTCTAATGCATTAATATAATTCATTTCCATTTTATTGTCTCCTTTTTATAAAAACTACTTTTCTAGTAAATCTTTCATATAGCTGAAGATTTCTCTAGTACTTGCTACGTTACCGTGCTTAATTCTTTTATCCTTATCTAGTACATAGCTGAATCTAATACCATATAAAGTATTTTCATCGACCTTATCAAACTCCATAAACAAAATACAATATCCTTCACCAACAGGGAATTTCAATCTAACTGTAAATTCTCTACTATTTTTATAGATTCCAGAAGTAATAAGAATAGGTTTATTAACTTTCTTAGCTACTTTAATAACAGAAGCCATATCAGAAGAATAATTTCCTTCGATTAAAGCTTTTATTACATCTAAGAATCTCTCACTATAAGTAGGCTGTTTCTTGGATCTGATTAAGAATTGACAGTCGTCATAAACAAAATATACTTCCACTATTTCATCATTGAGGTTGTATCCCTTAATTTCAATACCACCCATATTCCACAGATAGAGGACCTCTATATTTTCTTCTTTATCAGTTTTATCATATTGAGGTATAAATTCTTTATCTTCTTTTATCATAATACTATACTCCTTATATAAAAAAGATAGGGTATGCATTTTGCATACCCTATTTATTATATTATTTATTGAACAATTCTTCGATACCTTCGGCAGATCTACGAATAGTTTCTAACTGCATATTTAAGGATCTAGTAATAACACGCCATTTACTTAGATCATCATTGAAGATATCTTCTTCATTTACTTTGACTAAGTTAATCCATTTCTGCACTGCTTCATTAAGATTCTTATAGAACCATACTGGAAGTTCTGTTCTTCCGATAAACAATGCATTATTAACTAAATTGAAACTGCTAGCCAATACTACTGGAGGATGCATTTTAGCTCCAGTTGCATACATATGAATGCAGTGAGGATACGCGGTTAATTCTTTCAATTCTTTATTCATACCAAAGATTACTTCAAATTTCCCACCTTTAAAGGAATAAGGATAACCTGGCATTCCAGTAAGTGTTGAAAGTTCAGCGATAATGTCTGATATAGCTCTGACATTTACTTCAATAATTTCTTCGTAAGCTCTTATTTTTTGCATAGTTTCAAAAGTGTTTAATGCGATCATGATATTTACTCCTTATTATTTAAAAAGATTCCAGGTATAGGACCTAGCCTATACCTGGATATTTAGTATTAATTATTATTTTGTGATGATATTACCATAGGAATCACGTTGGATTTCTTTATTGGATTTTAAAGTATGAACGCGTTCTAAGGAACCGTTCTTTTGGATTTCAAAACGAAGCAATTCTGGTTTGAATTCATCTACTAGACGACCATCGATGGAAGTATTTAATTCTTTTGCTTTTTGAATTGCACGTTCTACGATCATAGCGAATTCATAACGAGTCATAGTACGATCACCTTTGAATTGGCCATCTTCATAACCAATTACTAGGCCACGTTTAGCCATGTCGTTTACAGCTTCATATGCCCAATGGTTAGCAGGAACATCTGGGAACATATTAGTTTGATCTTCAGGTAAATCAGCACCAAGAACTGCATTTAGGATCGCAGTAATTTTAGCATTTTGTGCTTTCATTGCTTCCATTTCACGTTTCATATCAGCAACATCTTTAGCTACAGATACTTTACTACGGCTTACACCAGATTTAGCACCAACTTTATAGGAGATACCAGCATTTACAACTGTATCGCCATTACCTACAGTGGAACCAACTGTGAACATTAGATCTTCGTTAGGACGATAAGCAGCACCTAATGCTACAGAGTTAGAACCATGGAAATGACCATAACCAGCCATTACGTCTAATTTGTGGTCAGGATCAAAATCCAATGGATGCAATGCAGCTAATGCAGCAGTACCAGCAATACCACGTTCAGAGATTTTATGGTTTTTAGCAACTTTATCGGAAAGACCATTGATTGCATTAGTGTTGGAGTTGATTTGATTAGGAATATTTTGATCTAGATCGAAACGTACTAAACCATCAGCACCAACGGATGCATTAATGTGGTTACCATTAACGAAGTTGAAGCCTTCGTCAGCCATTACTTTATTTACAGTACCATCGTTTGCTTTGTAGGAAATAGGTAATACTTTAGCAGCTTCGTTACCATCGAATTTGAATGTTGTAGTATCTGCTGTATGGTTAGCACCAGTAGCTGTTTCTACTTTGATTACAGAATCGCCTTCGAATTTATTAGCAGCTTTAGCGATATCAGTTACAGTGTTTTTACTTACATAAACACCGTATTGAGCATTAGCATCACCAGTGGATTTACCATTAGTAACTCTAACTGCTGCAATATTGTCAACTTGATTATCACTGATAACGGATTCAGTAGAAATGCTGTCTTTTAATTGTTTAACATTGACAGCATCTGTATCAGCAACACCAGTTTTTACATTATTGATATTTTGATCACCAGCACTAATACCATTAGTAGTAAAGGAAATGGATTTGCCATTGGAGTTAGCAGTCATACCATCCATAGTATATTCTGCAATATCTAAGTTGTCAGTATTTTCCAACTTCATACCATTAGCATCTACTTTAGTATTTGTACTTGTAGTACCATCAAAGAAATGAGCTTTATCCTTGCCAATGTAAGAATGTACATCATCAGTCACTTTACCAAAGCTAGCAGAATTCATATCTACTAAATCTTTGTTTACATTCACTTTGTATTCTTTACGACCAAAGGCATTATCCTTAGACTCAACTGTTGTGTTAGAACCATCTACAAGAGTATTGTACTTTTGAGCTTCAAGAGCAACGTCATACAATTGGCTTCCGTTAATAGCATCTGTGGATGTGGAAGATACACGGCCAGCAGATACATTTTGCAACTGACGTGTATAGCTAGTTACACCACCAGCACCTGCACGACCATTAGTGCCGAAGGATACTACACTGTCAGGAGTGGAGCCAGCATAAGTGGCGTTGGAGAATCTAATATCAGTTGTATTATCTTTGATATTGGAAGTACCAACAGCTGATTCTGTAACACTATTAGTACCGATAGCAATGCCATTTTGAACGTCAGCAATAGTGTTGTTACCAAGTGCAACAGTATCAACAGCAGTAGCTTGACCATGAGTACCTACCACAATAGAGCCTTGGCCGCTAGTGACAGAATTAGAGCCGAAGATCAATTGCTCTTGATCAGCAGTAGTCATTTTATTGTTGTAACCAACCACTACAGCTTGCTCACCTTTAATAGTACCATTATTGGCACCAATAGCTACAGAATTTTCACCTGTAACATTGTTTGTTCTACCAATAGCAATAGAGGATGGACCAGATACTGTAGCACCATTACCAATAGCTAAAGTGTTATAACCAATAGTTCTAGCTTGGGAACCAATGGCAATGGTGTACTCAGTTAGAGCTTCTGCAGAAGAGCCGAATGCGAATGTATCGCGGCCTACTGCCTTAGCTTTGTCACCACCAACAAAACTGTTTTCACCATCGGATGTATTACCTTGGCCGAATGCAAAGGAGTTTGCTTGTTTCACAGTATTAGTATCGCCTAATACGAAAGAACTTGTTGCACCTGCTTCTGCAGTATTGTTGGAACCGATTACCATACCATAAGTTCCATTGGATGTATTGTTATATCCAATATTTGAACCTTGTGCATATACACTACCTGCAGTTAGAGATGTTAATACAGCTGCTGTTAATAAAATACCTTTTTTCATTGTTGTTTGCTCCTTTTTAAATTGCCTTTAAAATAGAATATATTAAAAGAGGTACGAAATTGATCGTACCTCTAATAACCTAAATAATTGTCTTAGCGATTTTGATTTTGTAAAAGTTCGTTGTACTTTTCTTCCATAACTTTCAAACGATTTTCAAGTTCTTGAACTTTTGCATCTGTTGCAACTTGTTTGTCTGTATTCATTTCAGAATTATGACCAAAGAGGAATGTTGCACCACCGTTTATCATATTATTATGACCACCTAAAGTAGTTCCAAGAGATAATAGGATATTTTCATTAGGTTGGTAGAACGCACCTAATGCTACGGCAGTTTTGTTACCATAATTACCGAAACCAGTTGCAAATTGCCACTTGTAGTTTTTGTTGAATTCTAATGGATGCAATGCAGCCAATGCAGCAGATGCAGCACCCACTTTATTCACTTGATTATCAGTGTAATCATTTGCTTTTGTAAGTGTATCAGAAGCAGTAGAATTCATTTCTTGAATTACACTGTGAAGTTGAGACCCATTAATAGCATCAGTGGATTCACTGGAAATACGACCTGCTGCTACATTAGTGATAGTACGTTCTTTATTAGAATCACCAACGCTTACTGTTCCTACAGGAGTAGTACCAGCAAAATTGTAAGTTCTACCATTGATATTTGCAGATGCTGTAGCTACTGCAGAATTTGCTACGGAATCACTACCTAATGCAATACTATTATCAGCTGTCACTTTGGCATTTGTACCAATAGATACGATGTTATTAAGACCACTAGTAACATAGTCTTTATCCCCAACACCAATAACTACACTGTTATTAACATTTTCTAATTTATTATTAATACCAGCAACAAAGTTATTTTTAGAGGAAGCACTACTACCAATAACACTATTGTTTACACCAATGATAGCAGTGGATCTAGTATTATCTGCTTTATTGCCTCCACCGATCGCCATAGTAGCACCGCCACCATTAGAACTAATAATAGATCCTCTTAATTTATTAGCAAACTCTTTTGCAGAAGCTACATTTTCAGCATTAAGGTTATCTATTCTTGCTCTGGAATTTGTAATTTCATTACCAGCACCGTAAACTAAAGCACCATTAGAATCAGATACTCTGTTTGCAGTACCCATTACTGTATTAGCAACACCAGCTGTGGAACTCCAACTGTCGTAAGATTCGACACTATTGAAAGAACCATTCACAGTTGCAGCAAAGTTCTTAACAGGTGTAGAGAAACGACCACCAGTATAATCACTACTGATAATATTGTAAGTACCAGTGTTTGTAGTAAATGCACCATTAGAGAAGCTATTAGCACCTACAGTTGTAGAATATGCATTTAGAGATGCTGCACGAGTACCATCATGGTCTGTATCAATAGTAACATCACCTAGTTCTCCACGATAATTATGAGAACCAATCATAGTACTACCAGTTCTTGCATATGTGTTATTACCAATGGCTACAGAACCAACCATTTTAGATGGATCAGCTGGTACCCGAGCAGATGACCACATATTACCAGAGTAATTAGTTTGACCCATACCGACTGATGCTTCTACACCACCAGACATATTTTCTACATGGGATTTGTAACCAATAGCTACAGAGCCATTTTGACCAACGTAGTTTTCTACTTTAGAAGATTGGCCAACTGCAATATCTTGCGTATTAACTGCATTAGAATTTGTGCCATAAGCAATACCATTGCCAGAGCCAGTAGCATTATCAACTGCTAAAACTGGAAAGCTAAGTGAAGTCAAAACCAAAGTTGTTAATAGTAAATTTTTCTTGTTCATTTTAAACCTCCTACAGTTTAAATTATTTATTGATGGAAGCTTTTAGTTCTTCATTTTCTTTCATCAATTTTTCAACGATTGCTTTAAGATCATCAATATCTTTTGCCATAGATGCAGGACTTCTATAAGTAGAATCTTTAGCACCTAATTTATAAGATACACCTGCATTAAGCATGCTATCACGACCGTTAATAGTTGCACCAGCAGTAAGCAATACATTTTCATTTGGTCTGTAAGCTATACCCAATGCAGCTGCTGTTTTACCTTTGTAATGACCAACTCCAGCCATAACATCAGTTTTGTGATCAGGATTATAATCTAAAGGATGTAAAGCAGCTAAAGCAGCAGCAGAAGCTCCAGCTTTGCGAACTTCGGAATCTACATATGATTTATTAGCAGCATTGATTTCAGTCAACTGAGAAACATTTACTGCATCATTAGGATCTGTACCACGAGCAACATTAGTAATTTTCTTACCGCCATTATTTAACCCATTTTCATCAAGGGTAATCTTGGCAATATCATTTGCATCACCATCATTGATTTTAATTGCAATGCCATTATATTTGTAAGAAGTCTTGTATTCTAAACCATTAGTATCGCCATCACCTCTATAAATCATATCGATTCCTTTAGTGGTGTAAGAAGACTCATTGTTTCCATCATTTAGATTAACAGAGTTCATATTATACAAGTCTTTATTTACATTGACGGAGAATTCTTTACCACCATCAATATTTACAGTTTTAGATACATTAGTATTTTCACCATCTGCCACTGTTGTAAACTTTAATGCATTGATTACCGCATTAAGTTGAGAGCCATTTACGGCATCAGTAGAAGTATCATCTACTCTACCAGCAGCAACATTTTGAAGCTGGCGTGTGTAAGAAATTACTTTACCACCACCATCTCTACCATTAGTACCAAAGGATACTACACTATTTGGAGCGCCACCAGCAAATTTGTATTTTTCGCTATTGATATAAATACCTTCAACATTTGTTGCAGCTTCTGTAACGCTATTAGAACCAATAGCAACAGAACCCTCTACATCAGCCAATGTATCCTTACCAATAGAGATAGAATTAGTACCAGTAGCATCTGCCCTAACACCAATAGCTACGCTAAAGTCTTTTGTTGCTGTTGTTGTATGGCCAATAGCAATAGCCCCATTAGCTGTTGCATTGTTTTGATTACCAAGAGTAATAGCCCCAGTACCAGTAGCCGTACTTAAACCACCTAAAGCCATAGAATCTTTACCAGTTGCTTCACCTCCAGATAATGCAGTGGAGAAATCTCCATTAGCAACAGAGCGATTACCAATAGCTGTAGCACCATACCCTTTAGTTGTAGCACCGAAACCCATACCAATCGTATATGGTTTATTAGTATAGGAGTTTTTACCATACAAGAATACCGACCCTAAACCAGGTTTATCTAATTCTACTGTAGCATTGTCGCCCATAACAACTGACCAAGTTGCATTAGTGGCTTTAATATCTTGGCCAACAGCCAATGTACCAAAAGAGGTATCTACATCGTTATTATGACCTAGAACTGTCGCATGAGGAGAATTCTTAACAGTGATATAGTCACCTTTGATCATAGTAGATCTACGACCATATTTAGGAATAGAATCTTCTGTGTTTTCATTGCTAATATGATTACCAATCATCAAACCATAATCAGAGTCTTTGACTTTAACCACATCACCGATTGCAATGTTTTCCACATTGCGGTTCTCAGGAGCCACTTCAGTACCAGAGAAGATATTGTAAATATTTGTACCTTTGTAATTAGACCAACCACCTAAGATCACATTATGATTAGTATTTTCATTTTTAGGTACAGTTGTATCCACATGGATATTACCAACACTAGATACTAAGTTGTAATTAGAATCTACGTTATCAGTATTCTTAAGTACGATATCTGCAGCGCAAACATTGGCTGCTAAAGCTGTTAAAATTACTGTTGTTAAAAGAGCTTTCTTATGCATAAACACCTCATGAATTAATAACTAAAATTTTTAGCAATGAAATCAGCTACAGACTTTCTGAACTTATGATAGTCAGAGTCGTATAGATATTGTACATATAGATCTTTTAATTTCTTAGAAAGATCATGTTCATCAAATTCCATTACACATAGAACTTTGATAAGTTTCATAGCAGAATTAAAGATTTCTGTAGCTGCTAAGTCTTTCTTAGCAAGTTCTAAAGAAGGACCAGCTGTTTCATCTGTATCTGCATACAAAGGTTTAGCTTCAGCTACTTCGCTTACTACTGTTTCAGATTTCTTTAATTGAATATTTTTCTTTTTGTTGTCTTCAGCCATTATTTATTCTCCTTACTGAAATCAAAAGTACCATATCCTGGATTAGGTAATACTCTAATAGGACTGGTTTCCAAAATACCCTCATTAACAAGAGTATCTACAAAGTACGCTATTTTGGCATATGGTACGAATAGGCTAAGAGTAGCATTATCAACTTCTTGTGGATAAGTATCTGCTCTTAAACCTTTGAAATCGTATTTAAGCTCTTCGATCTTCTTCTTTGTTTCAGAAACAGTATCATCTTTAGTTGTTTTAGATTCTGTTCTCATAGTAACAAAAATAATATCGTTTCGATAAATACGGATAACGGAACTATCATCATTATTTGATTTTCCAACGATATTTCCTACTGGGAACTCAATAAACTTTCCAGTTTCATTTGAAACTAGCTTTACAAGAAATGCTGGTGTGTTAAAGGTATCTTGAATAGCCTTTACAAAAGCAGTATCTTCATAAAGCTTAATAACATCGAAATTTGGTTCCTTTCCCAATTCGCCTATGTTTCTAGGCTCTTCTGGCAATAATTCATCATCGTAATCATCGTTATTGCCGTTGAAATAGTCTACAATAGAACTATACATTCCCATTTATAATTCCTCCTTTCCTTTAATTTCTAAAAAATTATAATGGGTATGAGAAAACTTTTTCTTATAGCAGAATATTTTCTCACTATTATAGTATATAATCATAGCCAATTTTAAAAGATAAAAAAATAAAGCGAAGATGGAATTACCCATCTTCGCAGTATTATAGTCATTATATGATTTAGTATACTAAAAAGTATTAAGCAAGATATCCTCTGATATGATATTCGTTTTAGTGAACTTTGTATTATATGAATTTGCGATGATGAATTATTATATCAGAGGAAAAATAATTAACCTTTAGCTATTAAGCTTGTGGTTGAGCAGCTGGTTCCACTACATCAGGAGTAGGAACTGGAGCTACGTTAGGGTTAGCAGCGGCTGGAGCAGCAGCTACATTAGGGTTTACAGTATAAGTTGCTTGTTGATTTGCTGTGAAATCTTGAGGAGCTTCTACTGTGCCAATTGGATTTGGACTTGGGAATTGAGGCATTGTTTGTGCAGGATTTTGCATCATGCCTTGATTAGGGAATTGTTGTGTATTGTACATTGCAGTTGTAGGTGCAGCGTTATACATCATAGCTGGATTACCGATACCAGCTTGGAAGTTATTAGGGTATAGACCACCGAAGCCAGGTTGGTTGAAAATGTTACCCAAGATTTGGAATGCGTTATTTTCATCAGCTGGTTGTAATACACCATTAACATTCGTGATCTTTTCAAATGCATTTTTAGCAATACCCCATAATTGAGGAATTTTGTTGAAGAATGCAATCATCATGTAGATATCACGCATGGAACTTGTTGGATTTGGTAAGTAAGTTTTGATGGATTGATACAAATCATTCATGTTCAAGCAGATTTGTTCAATATCACCTTTTGCAGAGTTCAAATCAATAAGATTGAAATCAGAGTTACAAATTGGGCAGTGATAACGGCCATCAGCCAATTTTTCCAATTTGATGTTACCATTTTGATCTTTGTGAGTACAAAGAGCACGAAGGTATTCGTCGCGAGTTAGTTTTGTTTGAAATGCTTGAGGAGCTTTTTGGATCTCAGACATTTCTTCTGGGGATAACAATTGGCTCATTGTTGGATTTTGTGGCGCATTATTGCCATAAGCCATGCCATTGAATTGTTGTCCGTAATTGTTCATGTTGTACATAAGTTTTTCCTCCTAGGATAAAAACGGAAAAATTCGATACCCATACGATATACCTCATAACGAGGTATATCATTATGGTATCATTATTATAGTTTACAATCAAAAATATGTTTAGATTTACTATTTCTGACTGAAACTAAATTACATTTGTTTATAAAAGTGTTATATCGATACTAATTTTTTATTAATATGAAACTGGATGAACAGTTTTATCATATTCTTCCAAATCAGTAAAGTTTCGTTTTCCATCAGGGCTGTTTTTATGAGCTTGATTGGAATAAGCATACATACGTTTTCTTTGAATACCGATGTCTGCATTAGTTTGTTCGAATAAACGATGTTTATTGTATTCGATTTGATCTTGAGTCATATTCAAAGCAGCAGCTACTGCTTCAAAAGCTTCTTCGTTTAGTTCACAACGAATATTTTGAATTTCGCCATAATCAACACAGATCATAACAGCTGGGACCATAGATTTTGAACCAAAACTCATACCAGCGGATGGAGAGTTATGAATTGTACTAGGATTAGTTACTAGGAAGTATACGAAATATCCTTCTGCGTCATTCCAAATTACATTCCCATTATGATAATCTATTACGTTCAAACTATTATCGCATACAACATGTGTAGGGAATTTCATCTTTTGAATAGATCCATCTCCACGTCGTACATTAGTCTCAGCTTTCTCACAAAGAGTTCTTAGTTTTACAACATCAACTGTTTCCAAGATTGAGTACCTCGCTTTCTAAAATATCAGGTTTATTTGAATGTAAACCTAATCAAGGGATACTGTTTCTTCTTGTTCATATTTACTATTAATCTCTTTATATTCTCTATTAAGTTTTCTATATTCTACAATTTCATCATATATAGTATTAAACCGTTCATCAACCTTAAAGCAAGTTATCATCACACCATCAATAGAAACGGGTACTATAAAATCTTTATACAGATATACCATACAGAAAGGACTCTTAGAATGTGCCTTTTTACACATGTATTTCATATATGAGTATATAGATTTAAAGTTAGGATGACGTGGTATATCTTTAAGACATATTCCGTTCTTCATTACATTTCGTCTGAACTTATTCTGACCTTTCTTATTCTTAAGATTAGCCCTTTGTCTCATACGACGAACTGAATGTTTGGATAGTGTAGCTCTATGATATATAGAACGAAATCTGTTCATTAGAAAAATACCGATTGGTACTTTCTATTGAAGCTGTTATTTAACGTCATCCCGATTGATCTAATTTGTGTAAAGTCGCCAGTTTGAATATAGTTTGTGATGCCATTATACATAATTTGATACATGACCATCTTAGCATTTGTTTCATTTGCTACTTCATTTACTAAACCAAAATCACCTGACTGAGTATATAGCTCAGTACCAGCTATTTTAATACCTAGTAAAATTATATTAGCTTTTCTGATATCGAATGCTAGCATATCTAAGGCATATTGTAGAATTCTTGCATCAGTTTTAAGAACTTCTTCAAATTTAGGATTTGAAACAGAACCTCTGGCGATATCTCTAAATAAGAATTTAATATTTCTTCTAATATGATCCATTGTGATAATCTCTTTTCTATTACCACCATACATCTTATCTAGAAACATACTCTTATCAGTTTTCTTGTTTACAAATGGTTGTTTTATTTCTCTCATAAAATTCACCTACTTTCTAATACTATTTTTAATGAGTACTATTTAGTTGGCGAGTTCATCTCTTTGTAATAGAAGATTTGCAAATCATTAGAAGTCATCAATTTGTCTCCTTCTTCTTTATCTTGATTTGCATAATCTGTTACATATTCATCTAACTCATCTACAGTTAAACCTTGATCTGGGAAGTATTTTTCTATAAGCATACGCAAAAAAGAATAGATCGAAACTTCTTTACCTAATCCAAGGTTGCCACTCATGACATAACTGTTTAAACAGTCATAATTCATAAAGGCTTGAAGAAGATATTGGAATACTGTTTCTCTACCTCGTAGAGCCATCCATTCTCCTTCATCTGTAGTGTCACTACCGGCTAAGATAAATAATAATAGATATGGCTTATCATCGATTATTACTTCTTCTCTAGTGGTAGGGTCAAATAGTTGCACTATTTGTTTTCTTTCTCTAAAGATTGGCATCTTAATTCCTCCTTATATGGTTAAATTAGAACTACACTACACTATTATAGTATACATTTGAAGTATGATTTAGAATAAAAAAGAAAGGCCATTCAAGGCCTTTCCGTTTTATATTATAGATTTACCATTTAGAGATATAACAGACTTTCTTACTGGAATCATTGTTCTATGTGTAGGTAAAACATAGATACAAGCATTTCTAAATCTAGTTATTCCAGTATAGTTTAGATTACGTTGAATATCTCTATGAAGATGCTCTTCTAAATAAATACCAGTAAAGTATTGAGATCCCTGAGATATATGAGTAGTAATTGCATAGCCAAATTCGAACTTTTCTAATTTAGAACCGAATTTGTTATTCATCATAGACTTCATTTCTCTTCTAGTTCTATAATCAGATATGAAATATTTAAAATCACATTTCAATTTCTCAAATTTGATATCTGGAAATAAATCTGGCACAAAGTCCATCATAAAACTCTTAGCTTCATAACCAGTAATAGATGGATAATTAGTAACTGTTCCTGCCAAACCATTAGCTAGATTAATACCATCTATTCCTACTCTCCAGTTATTTTGTCTACAAACCACTTTTTCACCAATTATAGGTACTGGGCTAGAAGTTTTTAATATATTACGTCTTACATAACCGTTAAATTGATCTCTAGTCTTATTAGTTCCACATATAAGAGTTTTATACGTTTTAATCATATCATCATTTAAATCATCTTTTGATATAACTAGCACATCACCATAGTTTCCAACTCTTGGCCGTATACCTTTTATAAGCATATTAGATATTTCTACTATGGCAGAATATTGTGCTTGTCTCATAATCTTAGACAATCTAAATACTTTACCAGTATATAAAAACCCTGGTTTATCTGCTACTGGAGGTAATTGGTTAAGATCTCCACATGCTAATATTTTAATACCATTACTTTCCATTTCTTGTCTCATCTTCAATGGTATAGTAGACGCTTCATCGACACATATCAACTTAATCTCATTAGGATCTAATGGAGAATACACAAATCTTTTAGTTGTATATTCTTTACCCATTACTCCATCTTTCTCAGTCTTAACTTCTAATCTATATAACCAAGAATGAGCAGTAGATGCATTTGGAAATCCATTTAATCTCATAACAATAGCTGCTGATCCTACATATGCCATAGGAGCAACTTGTTCTGGCCTCAAACCAAGTTGGTCTATGATACAATGCATTACTGTAGACTTACCAGCACCAGCAGGAGCACTATATTGGAATACTAATTCCGATTCATGCTTATACCAGTGAACAGCAGCTTTTATAAGAGCTTGCTGTTCATCAGTTAATTCAAAATCTAGTATCATTTCTTTCCCTTTTCATTTTCAAGAGCTTCGAAGTATTCTTTTTCATATGCATCATATATCCCTAAGATCTCTCTAACTGGGCCATTGGTCATAGCTTCTAATCTCATATATGCTTCTAAGTATTTAGTAGAGTCTTTATAATGCATATCTGTTTTAATCTTTGCACCATTAGCGTATAATAAAGTCATATATCCATAAGTATCTACTTTAGGAGCTTGATTTGGTTTAGCAGACATGATTTGAGCGGATACAATTTCTGGATGAGATTTTTGTAAATATTGCTTTAACAATTCATCCATAATGATTGGATTATTGTAAGGATCGAAGATTAGATCTTTCTTATGAAGAATACCTCTATTTGTATTTCTTAGGAACTTACCTCTTACTACAATATAATCTGGGTTTTCAAAGTCTTCTTCTGTATCTACAATGTAGCCCTCATGATCTTCTTCAAGACCAGTAATTCTTAATACATCTTTAATGAATCTTTCTGATAATTCTGGATTAGTACAAGTAGATGATCTAAATTGTGTTAAAGACTCAATCTCTCCACCTAATACGTTTGCTTTTTTCTTTGCCATAATAATTTCTTCCTTTCTTTCTAAAACATAATTCTATTACTATCTTATCTGATTGGTTTTCATATTTTATATTTCGACACAGTAATAATGAAAGAGGTGATATAATGAGTACTCATAATGTGAATTCTAGTACAGAAATAGCTATACTTCTAGATGATTACGTTAATAAATTCCATCCAGGTGAGCAATTATTTAAATTGCAAATGACTGGAGGTATGCAAAATAACAGCCGTGCTTTATATAGAAACCAAGTATCTATTCCTAATCTTATGAATAAAGAAACTGAGGGATTAGAGTTTGGTGAGGTAAAAAGAACAGCTGTTGTTAAATTAGCACTTCCAAGAGAGGTTACAAGAACTTACCCTAAGAAATATATTCCAGTAGGTACTAGATTTATAGTCACCTTTTTAAGTGGGGATATTACTAAACCTCAAATTATTGGAATGGAATTATAGGAGATCCAGATGGCGATATATTACAATAGTGCTAGTCTAGGTATTACTGAAACTCATACTCTAAAAGAGTTTATTGATACAGGTAATGCTGCTAGTGATAATTCAGATTACAAATCTATCTCATATTATGAAACAAGAGATGGGTTTGAATTTGTAGTAAAAAATCTGTTAGATGATTATCTAACAGATTTAAAAGAGCAATGTATTCTAATTGAATTAACTCCTCAAGAAGTTAATAAATATAAATACAATCCTAAAATGCTTTCTTATAAGATATATGGTTCTACAAAACTATTCTACACTATATTACGTTTGAATAATATTTGTAGTACCCATGAGTTTACAATTCCAAATAAAAAATTGTATCTCTTGCCTAAGACCACATTGTCTAATGTAATCTCTATTATTTATAATAAAGAATCCATGGCAATGAATACTTACAATCAAAAACATTCTAGAGATAAGATTATTACTCCTGTGAATAAATTTATATCTAAATCTTATTCTTCAACAGCATCAATTGGCTCATCTAGTACTTCTTCATCTTAAGACAAAAATAGTGGTATGGGATAATCCCATACCACCACTTTAATGTGTTTGAGCATTGCTATGTGGAGGTGGTACTAGATATACAACCTCTTTCTTTTTATTTCTATTAAATGGAGATGAATCTTCATCATCTAATGAGAATTTAGGAGTCATCTCTACAAGTTTAGTATCTTTGATATCAGTCTTAGGTCTTTCAACCATTGTATCTACAGGCATATAAACTTCGTTATTTTTCTTAGGAGTTTTTACCAAACCAGAACCAGAAGTCATATCAACTGATTTATTCAATGCTTCTAATCTCTTAGCTGGGTTATTTATAGATACATGCTCTGTAGTACCAAACTTAGAAGTCACTTCTTCTATATCATTATTTATTAGAGACTCTTTAAATACTGCTTTAGGTTCAAATAGATCTTCAACCAATGCTACTGATTTAGGATAGAATGGTTGGAAGATTGAATCTAATCTATGATTAGGAGGAAGTTTGTATCTATGCTTTGTCATCTTAATACCAAGATATCTATTTCCCTCTTTATCATATTCTGGAACAATGATAAATGTGCCATCAAGGTTAGTATCAATCTTAATAGATTCACCAATATTTGCACGACCTAGTTTCTTAATAGAATCTAGTTTGTTAGCATTTCTTCCCTCATCAATAATCTTCATTGCTTCACGATTAAGTTGTGATGCGGTTATTACTGGAATCTTTTTAGAAATTGCAAATGTTTTAAAGTCATTTACTACAGTACCAAGATCTTGATAAACGTCTTTAGTTCTTTCAGATGGTTTGATACGCATCATATAGTCTTGCAAGAATGCTATTGTTTCAAATCCCTCATCTTCAAGATCTTCTACTATTTTATACATATAAGTCGTATCTACAGAATTTACTGGTTTATATTTGATAACCAATTCTACAGCACGTTTATTCTCAGGATCAAATTCAAATTGGCATGCTTTGAATTGAGCTATTGCATCTTCAGCAGTAGCACACGCTTCCATAGATTTACCTTTAGTCATTATATGATATAATGAACAAACTGTTTCTACAACCAAGTTTTCCATTGTTAATAACACAATACAAGGTTTCTTAGATTTATCTTGAGTTATGAAATCTTGATTATACTTCCATAACTGATACATGATATTCTCTAATGTAGTTGTTTTACCAGAACCTGATGCGCCAAAGAATGAATACACACGTTCTTTTTGGAAACCTCCACCAAGCATCGCATTAAATCCCTGCATTCCTGTAACTAGTTTATATGATGGGCTTGTTACATATTTATGGATATCTGGAACTGTAGTTTCCAATTGAGATAATCTAAATAGAGTATCAGATGAATCCTTGTTTATTTCATTACGTCTAAACAAGGTTTGTAAATCACTAATTCTAGATTTAAGATAATCAATAGTTTGATTCTTCTCTCTAAAATCAGCATTTTGATATTTAGTAATAGCTTCAAGTAATATCTTAATGTGTTCATCAACCTCTGTATTGGTTAATATCATAGAGATATTGCCCTCAATAGATACAACTTCATCATTAGAAAGCTCTCTAGAGATAGCTGGATCTTTCTCTAGACTAGTTATATCCATTATTAGGTTTATATTAGATAGAATCATCTCTCTGTCATTTAGACCTTGCATTCTATTTTCTAATATAGCTTTTAGAAAACGTAGTTTTATGGCACAGTTTTGATTCTTAATAAAGTCCTCAGGATTTAGTCTTATGACTAAACTATTCAGCATTGTTAGTCCGTGCTTACGGATATTATCATTCATAGAAAGAGCATATCTACAAAAAGAATTTAGCATATACTCATTAATGCCAGAAGCTTGAGGAGCTTTTCTAGCAGATGGTGTCGTAGTCGTTGTATTGAATTTAGCTTTTCTTTTATTAAAGTCTGTCATACTAGAAACTCCCATAATTTGATATTCAGTTCTATTAGTATTATAATGTTTTTGGGGTTAAAGTTTTTCAATATAAGACATAAAGTCTGCAAACTTTTCAATAGTCCAAAAATCATTTCCCTCTTCTTGATTTATATATTGAACTAGCTTTTGTTCAGGAGATAGATTTTGATCAAATAGATAATCATATTGCTTATACTTCTGATTCATCGTATTTAATTCTTTTTGTATCTTTTGCTGTTCAAAGTTAGTTTCAATTTTTATATTAGCCTTACTCCTATAGAAGTTCTTTAAGAGTTCTATAGTTCTAGGATTATTCTTGGTAATAAGAATTCTAAGATGATCTATACCCTCATTTAATAATGCTTTGATATAATCAATAATAATCCTAGGATCTTGATCAATCATTTCATCAAGATTAATTGTATCATATCGGAAAGATTTAATAGGTTCAAAATGAACCATATATTTTCTTTCTTTGATATTGTGTAGAAGAATTATAAATCCTTTTTCCTCTTCTTCACCAAACTTGTATCTTATTGGGGATCCACAATAATAGAAATCGCTACTATACACCCCATGTACATGAACGTGCCCAGATATAATAGGGCCTTTACAATTACCAAAGTCTTCTATGTCGAATACTGGTTCTCTATTAGAATTAAGATCCCTTTTATTCTTGCCAAATATAGATCCTTTAAAAGTCCCATGCATATAACATGCATCATATAATCCAGAATTTACTAGATATTGATTGTAATATGGTTCACCCATATTATACATTTCTGGAATGCATAGGATTTTCTTACCTTTGACAAATAAAAATTGAGTTTGGGTTACGATTCTTAAGTCGCAACCTTGATTCATAAATGGCACAAAGATCTTGAGCTGATCAGCATCATGAGATCCAGTACCGTTTATAAGTATCAAGGTTGCATTCTTTCTTCTACATATATCTACAAGTCTTTGAACAAATGAGATTGCATATACTACCGCATCAGAGTTTGCCATAAATTTATGGTCAAATATATCCCCATTTACAGATACAATATCCAATACATTCATCATTTCAAGATAGTTCAAAAACTGTTCATCCAATATTTTATATTCTGTTAAAGGCTCTATAGTGCCAAAGTGTAAATCTGATATATGAGCTTCAACAAAAGTATCTTTTGTATTGTCAAAACTTACTACTTGTTTCATTGTTCTTTTTAATCACTCCTTACAATATTATAGTATGTGACCAAAATTTAAGTTAAGAATAATACTAGAGCAAGTTTATGCTCTAGTATCATTAACTTGTTTTGATATTCCTACGTTTAATACAGATCTGAGGATTATATCTAAAATACCCATTATATTTACTGCCATAACAGAATATTTACTGTATTCCTCAGCTTTTAAGTGCTTACCAAATTTATAATAAGGGTTTAAGATCCTTCCCTTTTCATCTATTTGAAATCTTCTTAATGATTCAATTCCAGCTGTTGCTGTTTCTAATTTAGTAGAACATTTGTAAACTACTTCTTCAATAGTATAAATCCGTTCATCTAGATCTAATCTAAGCTTAGTCTTTATAAATCTATCATTTGTTGGACGATATAAACTATTTAGATTATAATTGATTATAATAATCTTGTTTATACGTTGAAAAGCATTTTCTCTTGTATCATTATATTCGAATATAATATCACAGCTATCTCTATTATTTTCAAATATACTTTTAAGAAGATCTTCAAGGTCTACTTGGAATAAGGTAGAGAAATACAATAAGAATATAGAGTATCTCATTACATGGTACACTATAGTTTCTGGATGCTTGAAAGATTCTTTTAATATCTTTCTAGACCCTTTAGATATCCTATTTGTAAGAAGAGGAAATTTAATATGTTTTATAATCCATCTTCTTATATATCTAACGTATTTATTTCCATCAGTTCTATTAAAGTCATTGATATAACTAGTAAAATCTTCAAAGATATTTAATGGATCATATTTATCATGCACTTTGTGGTTGGAGCTGATGAAGTTTCTTGGTAAGATCATTAAAATTCTCCTCAAGATAATGAATGTGATAATAACTATAGAGAATTGATATAAAAGTTCTTTCACACAAATCGAAATAATTTTTATGATCAGGAATAGATAAGTCTAAAATGTATTCTTTGTATTTAGGTTGATATTTATTTAGTTGAAGAATTATGACCCCATCTATATTAATACCCTCTTTTTCTCTAAGTACTTTAGAATATGCTGCTAATTGTAAATAGTATTTATAGGTGACATGATTAGAAGTTTTAAAATCAATAAGATAAATCTTATCATTTATATTCATTAGGCAATCATAGGTTCCACCATACCACTCACATACTAATTTCTTTTCCTGTCCTAAGATTTCATATTTATTAGCTTGAATAACTTTCCACCATTCTTTAAAGGCATTAAGACAAACTTGTGGAGTATCTTCTGGTACTGGTAATCCTTTTAATAAACATTCGATACCATGATGAACCTTAGTTCCAAATGTAGCTGCTTGATTTAAAACGTCTCTATATCTTTTATGCTTAAACCCTAAACTATTAGCCCAGTTCATTAACTTTTCTTCACTAATCATTTTAGAGAGTACCTCTGTAACTCGAGGTACGTTTTTCCCATTATATGTATACCTATCACTGGAGTTCATCTCCACATGTAGGTCTAAAATATCTTGTAATTCCATTTTCTTATCCCTTTCTATTATACTTAATAACAAGTCTAAGACATCGTATTTTATCATATTGGAGATGCTTTATTGACCACAGGGACATTAAAATAACTATTCAAAAATATCTAATAGGAGGAAATAAAACCAATGAAGGAACTTAAATCCTACTCTGACTCTTACTTTTATAAACAGTATCCAAAATATCAAAAACTCTTATTGGATGCTATTATGACTGATCCATTAATCGATAAAGCCTCTGAAGAATTTAAAGGTGTTATTCTTGATTTGAAACACCAAAGAACAGATGAAGCTTTATTACGTATCCTAAATTCTAATAATACAATTCTTTTAGATTGTCAAGTTCCATTACCTAGAACTTTCAAAGTATTCTGTGCTAAAGAAATGAAAGGTAAAGATCGTGGTAAGATTAAAGTATTTATCGATGCTTCTACTTGTATCGTAAAAGATCCTAAACACGGTGATTATAATGTAAATGAAACTACTTTAGTTTCTTACCTTATGAATGCTGGTGTTACTATGATCTATCATAAGAAATTTGATCTTATCAAACGTAGATCTAATTTGATTTTGAACATCACTAGATGCTTCGCAGATTCCTTTACTCATATTATTGATTTCTTAGCAAAAATCTCTATTCAAGAATCTAGTAAGATTCGTGTAAATTATTTTGCTGCTATGTACTTCTTGATGGGTATTCTTCAAATGGAAGATGAAGACAAAGCTAGAGATATTGCTATCAGAGTAGCTGGTGTTTCTAAAAATGAAGCTACTCTTTTAGATATCTCTATTGAAAGAGCTTGTCGTAAACACAGTGATATTAAAGAAAAAGATATTAATCCATATGAAAATATCAAGATCTTTATCAACTCTTTAAGAGACGCTATGCATTTAAATCCTAAAGCTATTAGTTTAGATACAGTTGTCGAAAGATGGATGAGACAATTTGGTCCTGGTACAGTATTTGGTTTAGAATACTATCCAGCTTTCTCTGCTATGATTACTGATGCATACGTTGGTGGTTATTTAAATAACCAAAAGACTATTGAAAAAATCTGTGGTAAAGATATGGTTCAATATTCTAAAGATGTAATTACGATGTTAGGCACTATTGCCTAATAATATTAGGAGGTATTCGTAATGCCTAATTTTTTACTTAACCTCCATTTTGATAAAACTGGTTGTACAAATTCTTCTGTCAAAAACTTAGGTGGGGTATCTTTTACAGATACCTCATCTATTATTGAAGCAGCTGGTACTGCTTATTTTAAACCATTTAATGATAATGCTGGATTGTGGTTAGAGAATGTAGGTAAGTTAAAAGACCACTTCAATTCTAATCAAAACTTCACAATTTATCTTAAGTATAGAATTAAGAAAGAGAACTTAGATAAAAATACAAAGGTTCCAATCTTATCTTATAAGAAGAATAATAAAAATAGTTTTAATAACTTCATCTATATAGAAGAGGCAGGGTATTTTACTTTCCAAATCTCTCCAGAAGAAAAGTATTCTAGTGCTATTGTAGATTATACATTCAATGATAAATGGCATTATCTTACAATCACTAGAGAAGATAACGTACTTAGAATATTCGTTGATGGTTGTTTAACTACTATAAATGATATTCAAGGAAGTATGGTATTTGGAGATGAGTTATTCATTGGATATAAACGTAGTACTAGAAATGATATATTCACATTTAATGGCGGATATCTAGATGATATTAGTATTATTGATGAATGTATATATTATGATACCTTCATCCCTCCTACTCTATATATCACAACAGAAGATACTATAGAAAACTATTTTAGAAATAACCATTCAAATGTTTTAGGTCAATTAGAATCAGAAACTCAGGATCTTATTGATCACAAAATGGAATCTACTTCATACTATTTTAATGAAGCTCAAAGAGGATATCTTCCTCAAAGGCTTAGAATAAAATGGCATGAAGAAAGAGAATATTTTAAGAATGAAGAATGGAATAGAGAATCTAAGTATATAGATTCTACTGTAATTTCTTTATATAATATGGCTCATGATAAAGTTGGTTTTGAAGAGAAACGTTTCTTTGAAGGTACCGCTTATCACTTATTAGCTAATAAAGAAATCAATCCATTTCTATTATTTGTAGATGGAAAGTTTGTTCCATTATCAGAAATTTATATGATTAGATCAGATGATTTCTATACTGTATTTATTAATAATAGAGATCCTATCTTATCTGGTCCTGTAAAATCTGTTGAATATATTAAGATTCCTTTCCCAGTAATCTATGAAGAATTTATTGGTGAAAGAGAAGATAAAACTCCTATCTACAAATTCAATAAAGATGGATACTTTGATAACTCCCAATCAGCCATTTATTTCTATTATATAGATAATGAATCAGCTCCAAATACTAAAGTTAGAACGAATGGTATATATGAACAAACAATGCCATCATATGTAGATTCCGAAGGTGGATCTGAAAAGCATAGTGATGATGAGTTAGTCCATTATGTATGGAGATATGGTAACCTTGAAGCTAAACGTGTTCATGGTAAAAATATCTTTATGTATTTTAGAGCATGGGACCATGGTTATGTAAAACCAGGTGATCAAATAGTTTTATATAGAGACAATGTTCCATTAGATCCTAGAACTTATCGTTTGATGGGTGTCGATCTAATTGAGTTCTTTAATTATCAAACCCTAGATCTTCCTGATACTTTATATACTATGGAGATCATTACAGATAACTCTGATTGGTTAATAGAAGACTATGCTACATCTAAAATCTTTTCTATGGTTGCAGAAGAGGAAGAGCAAACAGTATTCCAATTACCAGTAGAAGATTGGCCTGATGTGGATAATTATAATCAAATACTTATCTTCAATGGTAGTATATTCTTAAATCAAAATGATTATATTGTAAATAACACAAATCATACTGTTACCTTTACCAACTCTACTAAATTAATTCATAAAGGTGATACTTTAATATTTGCTTTTGTTAATATCACTAAGGGATCTCAACATGGCCCTCTTCATTTGAAACCTTATTTCTTCTCTCAAGAAATAAAAGAAAATTCTAATTCTATTACCTTACCAGATATGCCTGGATTGGAATATAATATGAATAACTTTATGCTATTCATAGATGATAAAGTAGTCATTCCTAGAAGATATAGAATTGAAGGGGATAAGTTAGTATTCATGGAAGCTAATGATGGAGTAAAACAAGGCCAAATAGCCGTGTTTACTCTATTTAAATTAGTCAGTGAATATGATGATCCTACTAATATTAGATACAAAGCAATCCAAGAAGAATTAGCCCTTGGTCGTAGATTTATTCTATATGATATGACCATTGATAAAAAGTATAAAATTACTTTAGACAATTTAGTAGCTTTTGACCAAAATGGTAGATATATGCCTGATTTATTTGGTCAAATTTATAATAGGAATATTATCAAGTGTTTATATAGTGGAGAACCTATGCTAAGGGTTCCTACATATATCAGTTGTATTTGGATGGAAGACTCACTTCCTAATGAAGCATTAGCTGTTCATCCTACAAATAATTCATTTATGAATGGCTATATTGCTTTGTTCGAAGAATTCTATGAAATGGATGATCATTTCAAAGAGTTGATGTCTGACTTCAATACACGATATTATAAGAGTAAACACTATGGTGAGAATTTAGCTAGAGCTTTAGACTATATGGCTTGCTATCAACAAATTAAGTTTGATAAAGTCTATGAGGATAGAGCTACTGCCGATAGAGTAACATTCGATGTCGGTAGACTAAATTCTTCTTCCACGTTTGATGCCAATGGCGATATTGCTTATGAAATGGAAAGAAATGAATTTAATAGTCGTTACTATAGATCTTTCCCTATCTATTTCTTAAACGGTATCGTTCCTGATTGGTATGATCAAACTTCCTATTCTGGTAATAGAGTTACAATCCATACTCCAACCAAACTTAAGAATGGCGAAAATGAACAAATCTTTACTGAAACTAAAGTAATTGGGATTCCTATACCATTCGAGTTTGATAAGACTATTGGTGTTGAAGATACTAATGATTTATATCTTAAAGAATATGGTGATAAGAAAAACCAATTCGGTAAAATAAGATATAAAGGATCTGCTCTTGCTGATATAAAAGACGTGTACAGACCTAGAAGAACTGAGTTTCTTGGACGTATTAACGTAGATTTTGAATTCGATTACAATATAAGCAATGGGCTTATCAATGTTATCACCGTTATGAGTGGCTTTGGTGAGCCCCTTTGTAACTTATATGTGGGCAATCAAGAGGAATATAAGCAAGTCATGAATGCATTAAATCCCCATAACCCAGTATTTAGTTACAACTTAAAAGATATAGAAAACAGATCTAATTTACGTCTAAGTATTACTTATAAAGACGATCAATATAGATTCGTTCTTAGTAGGAATAGAAGAATTATCGAAAGCGTATATCTTCCTATTCCTTATTCTAATGGTACAGTTATTGCATTTGGTTCTACATTTGATACTACCAATAATGGAGATTACAGATGTATTAAACTAAAACAGTTCGAACCTAATAAAGAATTAACTTTTAGAGGTACAGCTAGATTTATTTATGGTACTTACAGAACAGCTAGTTCTGTAGACGTATTGGAATCTATTCGTTGCCATAAAATGGTAAACTTCTTACAGCCATTAGATAGCCAATTATTATATATAAATAATAATACTCAAGACTTCTTAGGAAAAGTAAGAACTGGATTTGAAGCTAGTTCTGAAGTCTTTTCTATCGTGGAAGTTCCTGAAAAGACAAGGGAATCTGAATTCACTGCATCTATTAGAGTCAAACCTGGCTTAGCACTTTATGAAAGAGATATCTCGTTTGATATCCCATCCCAAGTTCAAGTTAAGGTTGATATAAATCCAATAGATATTGATTGTGATGTAGATCTCTATGTATGGGATTATGTAGATCCTACAGATAACAGCGGCGAATCTTATGAGTTCTATTGTAAGGTAAATCCATCTTATAATTTCACTCCTGTAGATATACCATGTAAGATCGAAGTTCCAATTGTTATTATTAAAGCATAACACTATTACTACAACAAACCCCTATACGATAATTTCGTATAGGGGTACATACTAGTAATAAATTTCGCTTTTTTATTGTTAAGGAGGGAGAGCATTTGTACACTAAGCTTGTAACCAAAGTGGTTACAATTCCAATCCCTTTTAAAGATAGTTATTATGATGGGCCGTCTCATAATCGTAAACAGATAGATGGTCTTGAAAATATTATACTTTCTCAGATAGAGAATGATAGTACAGATAGTAGTAATAAGATATATCCTATATGGCAATATCTGAGGGAAATAGACAGAATATCTGGAAATTCTACATATGATAGAACTAATTCAGAATATCAATTAAACTCTTCTGTATTATTTGATCTATCTTCTGTTTATGTTCCAAAACCAAATGAAAATGTTTTAAAAATAACATTTAAAACTAATCAAATAGAATTAGATAGACTTCGAACTTCTGATCCAAAAAATATAAAAACAATAGATTCTCCTATTGGGGCTACTAGTATATTCTCTATATTTGATAAATATACAACAGTTCCTATAGTAAATATAATTGCTGGTGATAAAGGTAATTTTGAAGATGAGCTATATAAAGCTTATCCAAGATTATCTAAAATGGCAAATTTTAATCCATTAAATCCTAATAAAAATGGAGAAATTATTTCTCTTTATAATCCTATTTTAACAGTAGAATTTTTAAAGGGAGATGGATGTAAAGTAACTTTCAGTGCTGATGAAATTCCTACAGAAGAGAAGATTATTCCTAAATATAATCTAAACTCTTTATATTCCATATTTGCAATCAATGGTTATATTACAGATGAAGCTGATCATAGAAATACCGAATTCTATAGATATAATATCCAACCTACTCAACAGGCTTTGAGCGTTAAAGCAAATGGTGTTTACGATTCATATATTCAAGTAGAATATGGTACTCTTCAAAACTATGTAGATGAAAATCCATTAATCACTGGTGATTTCGAATACGTCCAAGGTGAAGAAGATAAAGACCTTCTAGAAGGAACTGTTGAATTATCTAAAACAGATATGGAAGTGGAATTCCCTCTAACTATTTCTGTTATAGAAAAGAAACGTTACGAAGGTCCTGTAGATCCTAAATATATTCGAAGAACAAATCAGAAGACTACTGATTTCCAAATAATCGAAGAATTGGAATCTAAGTTTAAAGATAGATGCTGCTTATGCACTGGTATCAAATACGATGATATTCAAGTATTTGTAGAAGTTACTAGTGGTCATTTATATCCTTTAAAATATATTATTGATGATAAAAATAATATGGTATTTGAAGATAATAAATATGCTACTAACCTTCCACTCTATGCAGGATCTAAAAGACAGTTCTTATATAATAGATATATGATAGATAAAGATACTAATTATCTTTCCCTTGGAGAAGAATTCAAATCTGGATGGGATCCTAAGAGATATATGATCTTTAAGAATGGTCATCTTTTAAATAATTCTATCTATCAAATCATTGCTCCAAACTTCACAAATGGAGTTAAGTATAAACGTATATATTCTGCTAGTACTTTTAAAGAATCTGATTATGTAGACGTATTCTATATAGAATGTGATGATAACTTTACTCATGTTCCATATAACCATGACGTCTATATGAGCTCTAAGGTTGTTTATCCTGAAAAGAATAATCAAACTGTAGTAAGAGTGCCTTACCCATACAAATCTTATCCTAGAGGGAATAAATACTTCTTTGTATTTAATAAAGATGGTATTTATTTAGATAAGAGAAAACAATATACCTTATCAGAAGATGGGGACTTTATTACATTATATGAAACACGAGCTTTACAAAAGACAGAAACTACTGTTGATTGTTTAGTATTCGTATTCCCATATGTAAGAGCAGACTTCGAAGTTGATGGTGAATATTCTGAAGATGGTAAGTTAGAAAACTCTGGCATTACTTTTGTATATTCTTATGCAGATGGTGGTACCGATACAGGTTTATTAGACTTCAAACCAATATTTAATTCTTATGAACTTACCAAGGATAATTTCTTATTGTTTGGTAATACTACTTATATAGACCCATCTAGATATGAATTACTAAGTAATGGAAAAATTCAGTTATTAGATCCTGTTGATATTCGTCACTGTAAGTATGCTCAATATGTAATGGTGATATTTAATAATATTGGTATATTAGAAGAGTATAAAGAAAATTCATCTGAAAACTTAAGATTCAATATTAAGGTTCAGCAAGTTACTGCTAAACAAGATAATCAAGTTACATTTGAACTTCCAGATGGTATTGGTTATAATACTAAATTCTTAGCTTTCGCTGGTAGTCTTTCTTTAGATGAAAGTGAAAGATATGCATACAATCCAGTTACTAAAACTCTTACTCTTACAGAGCCAGATTATAGTTTAGATGCTGGTAGAAATCTTACTATTGTTACAGTAGAAGATTTAGAAGCTAAAGGTGGATTTACAGAAAGAGTAGATTTTGAAAAGATAGAATTCCCTATCACTGCAAAAACTATTATTTCTATACCAAGTTGGTATATCGATCAGATGAAAATTACTCCTAATAATATAGCATTATTTATCAA